ATCAAAGAGGCCGGACAGCGGCATGGATGCCGGTGGGTGATCATCGACCCATGGAATGAGATCGAGCACGACTGGCAGAAACAATATACCGAGACGCAATACATCTCGCGAATGCTGAAGTTGCTGAAACAAGCGTGTCGACGTTATACGCTATGCGTCATCCTCATCGCGCATCCGAAATCAGCGGCTTCCGACAAAACTGTGGACGCTATCGATTTGAACGATGTCGCGGGTGGTATGGCATGGAATGCCAAGGCTGATCACGGTATCATGGTGGCTAGGCATCCCGTGTTGCCTGGTGTGGTTTACATCAAAACGTCGAAGTCGCGCAATCAGGCAACAATGGGCGTGCCCGGCATCAATCAGATGCGGTTTATTCGATCAGCGATGACGTACGAGTTCGTGCAATCTGGAATTTGATCGATTGCCGAACGGTTGTAAATAAAGTGAGGTGTTGACATGCGCATGTTGGTCAAACGGATCGTGTTGGCGTTGTACGAGTTCCGGTTGCTGGCTGTGCGGTCAACGCAATGGCTAATCGACAGGCTCAATCTGTCCGGTGAGTAACCAATAGCGGGGATTCAAAAATGATCGAAACTGGCGACGGCGAATGGACTGCGGACCGGATTAAGCGGTTGCGCGACTGCAGTACCGGATGGTACGTGCCGGGCACCAAGCCGCCAGTGCCGAGCGACCGCGCGCTGTACGTCAGGCACCTGCATCTTAGAGGGTTCAGCGCGACCAATATATCAAACAAAGTTGGTCGGGTGTCGAGAAATGCGGTCATCGGTCTTCTGCATCGGACGGGATGGGCAATCCACGACGGTAGGCGTCATTACGAAGTTCAAAAGCGGCAACGTGCGACGAAGCCGCTATCTGTGTCGGCAAAACGCAATAGTGCTACATGGGTGCCGCGCCACGTACGGCTACCATCAGTCGACATGTCGGCTGACAACGAAGACGGATCAGCGCTACGGCTGACGATCGGTGCGCTTGGTCCCGGTCAATGCCGATATCCACTCGGCTCGATGGAGGATAGGGCCAAGTATTTCTGCGGTTGCCGAACTGGCATGGGAATGTCCTGGTGTGCGAAGCATTTCGATATCGTATTCATTCAACGGCCAACCGTCAGGCGGTCGGCAGCGACGTGGCCGATTGTAGATGTTAGCGTGGCCACTGGTGCCATTGGTGTTGATCATGGGGGTGGCGGAGGCTCTGACACTGCGACAGCCGCCAGCGATCAACGTCGCGATGTTTTGGCGGGTGCCGGATGAGCCGCGACCTCGCCAGTCATCTCGAAGCAGCCGCGACACATGCCGAAGCGGTCAGTGCCGGCACGCGTCGTGAGGTGTCGATGTGGATCACTCCGGCAGGTGTTGTCATCGACGTGATCGACCGTCGCGGCGGCAACAACGTGCAAGTGCTAGTGCCGTGGCTGGAAATCAGCGATGCGAAGTTCAACGTCGTCCGGCATGCGATCGATGTGCTGATGGATGAGTTTCCGAAGGTCAATTGAACCGACGATTGGGCGCCGTTCGCTGTGGACAGTCCGCGAGAAGCGGCAAGATTGCCTTGATAGGCCTGTGTCATGTGGCTACCTGACGGGTAATCAAATAGCGAGATCAAAATGACCATCACACAGCGTCAAAAAAAGCCGCTCAATCCGACAATGCGCAAAGAAACAACGTCGGCACCATCGGCACCATCGGCGCCAGTGACGTCTAATGATCCGTATCGTGCGTTTCTCGAAGCCAAGATCAAAATGGCGCCAACGTCCGGATTTTTCGTCGATCTCGACGATATCAATCCGATGCTCAAGCCGCATCAGGCAGCTATTGTGCAATGGGCCGTTCAAGGCGGTCGTCGCGCGATTTTCGCCGCGTTTGGACTGGGCAAGAGTATGATGCAGCTGGAAACGCTGAGATTGACGTTGGACCGTGCTGGCGGGCGCGGCCTGATCATTGCGCCGCTCGGCGTCCGCCAAGAATTCGTTACCGATGCGGCTAAGATAGGTCTCGCCATAAAATTCATTCGCTCGATTGAAGAGTGTGCACCGACAGGTCTTTACATTACCAATTACGAGACCGTGCGAGATGGCAAGCTTGATCCAAATGCGTTCACAGCTGTGTCGCTTGATGAGGCGAGCTGCCTCCGGAGCTTTGGCAGCAAGACGTATCAGACTTTTTTATCGATTTTCACTCATGTGAGGTTTCGGTTCGTCGCGACAGCGACGCCATCGCCAAATCGGTTCAAAGAGTTAATTCATTATGCTGGTTTTCTCGGCATCTCAGATACAGGCAACTTGCTGACACGATATTTCCAGCGCGACAGCACTAAAGCCAACGAGCTAACATTGTACCCGCATAAAGAGGCGGAATTCTGGTTATGGCTCAACTCATGGGCTATTTTCCTTCAAAAACCGAGTGATCTCGGTTTTGACGACACTGGCTACGACTTGCCGCCGTTGAAAGTCCATTACCATGAGGTGAAAAGCCAGTTATACGATGGTCGCGCCGACAGAGACGGCCAGTTGATGCTGTTGCGTGATAGCGCTATCGGATTAAAGGACGCGGCGCGCGAAAAACGAGACAGTTTGCCGGAGCGTATCGTTGCTATGCAGGCTATCTTGGCTGCCAACCCGAACGATCATTTTATCATCTGGCATGATCTGGAAGATGAACGGCGCGCTATTGATAAAGCTGTGCCGGGTGTCGTCTCAGTGTATGGTACGCAAGATCTTGAAAAACGCGAACAAGCGATCATGGATTTTGGTAACGGCGTGTTTCAACACTTGTCGGCAAAACCAATCATCGCAGGGTCTGGGTGCAATCTTCAACGGCACTGCCATAAGGCAATTTTTCTAGGCATTGGCTTCAAATTCAATGATTTCATTCAAAGTTGTCATAGAATACTGAGATTTCTGCAAACGCAGCAGGTCGAAATTCACATCATTTACGCAGAAAGCGAACGTGATGTTTTAAAAACCTTGCAATCGAAATGGACGCAACACACCGAGATGGTCAACAACATGACAGCAATCATTCATGAGCATGGATTGAGTTCGTTAAATCTATCGGCGGCGCTGACGCGCGCGCTCGGCTGCGAGCGCGTAGAATCTTCTGGCCAGGGGTGGACGGCTGTCAATAATGATTGTGTTGATGAAACAAAACGCATGGCAACGAACTCCGTAGATCTTATTGTAACAAGCGTTCCGTTTTCGAATCATTATGAGTATACGCCGAATTATTCCGATATGGGACACACAGACGATGACGCGCATTTCTTTGCGCAAATGGATTTTCTGACGCCTGAATTGCTGCGCATCTTGAAACCTGGCCGCGTTGCCTGCATCCATACCAAGGATCGTATCTTCTTCGGCAACGCGACAGGCTACGGCATGCCGACGGTAAATCCGTTCCACGCAACATGTATCGCGCATTACCGTGCGCATGGGTTTGCATATATGGGAATGATTACAGTTGTTACGGATGTTGTGCGCGAGAACAATCAGACGTATAGGCTTGGGTGGAGCGAAAACGCCAAGGACGGCACTAAAATGGGTGTAGGCTCCCCGGAATATATTTTGCTCATGCGTAAATTGCCGACCGACATGAGTAAGGCTTACGCCGATGACCGCGTTGCCAAAAGCAAAGCGGATTACACGCGTGCGCAATGGCAAGTCGATGCGCATGCGTTTTGGAGGTCAAGCGGCGATCGGCATTTATCGGCAGATGATCTGGCCAAGCTCGGTCCTGATCAATTGGCCTCGATGTTTACTAAATGGAGTTTGGGTAACGTATATGACTATGATGCACACATTAAGATTGGTACGGAATTAGAAGGACGATGCGCGCTGCCATCGACTTTCATGAGTTTGGCGCCTGGCTCGCATCATCCGGATGTCTGGCACGATATTAATCGTATGCGCACGCTGAATATGGATCAGACGTTAGGCAACCGGGAGAAGCATGTTTGCTTGGCACGCGGGTCCCTGGTGCTGACAAAGGTCCGTGGCTACGTTCCAATCCAGGAAATCGATGTTGGTGAATTGGTGCTGACGCATAAGGGGCGTTGGCGGGCCGTGGCAGCCGTGGCCAATACAGGCGTGCGTCCGGTCGTGACGATGTATGCGCAAGGCGTTGCAGGGCTGACGTTGACGCCGGATCACAAACTTTGGGCACGGAAGACGGATTGGGTGCGCGAACGTGATGGTGCCGAATGCGCGGAACCTGAGTGGGTTGAGGCACAGAATAGTCTGCGTGCATACGTCAATTTCAAGCTACCAGAGGCCGAAGCGGCTGACGGCGATGCGACGCTGTGGTGGGTTGTTGGGCGTTGGTTAGCTGATGGCCATATTGACGCGCGTGGGTGTGCGATCATCAGTTGCGGGCCAGATAAATGGGATCATTTCACGAGCAAGATCGGGCGATTTGGCGGCAACAAACCACGGGTTGGAACGGCAGTGCAATTGCAACTCGCCGATCCTGGACGCGAATTGCGAGCGATTTTGGAACGGTGCGGCCGTGGCGCTGCTGGTAAACGCCTGCCGCCAGAAGCGTTTATGTTGGCTGGC